GTCTTGGTTCAATTGACTTGACTGATAAGCAAAGAAAAGGGATTGAGAAGGTGATTCTAAATGGAGAATGAAATGGATTTTTCTAATTATCAATTTAGGGCGTGTAAAACTGCAAAGTATCCTCAGAACCCCACCATTGGGGTTATTTATACTGCTCTTGGATTGGCTTCAGAAGCTGGAGAAGTTGCTGGCAAAATCAAGAAGATGATCCGTGATGATAATATGGAATTAACATTTGATAGAAAACAGCAGGTGGTAGATGAGATTGGTGATGTCTTATGGTATTGTGCCATGCTCGCTACCGAGCTAAACATTTCATTTAATGAAGTTGCAATCAGAAATCTTCAGAAACTTGAAGATCGCAATAATAGAAATGCAATTCATGGAGATGGCGATAATCGTTAATGCTATTTTCAATTCATACTGATCAGCACATTATTGATGCCAACGGTATATTTGGGTATTCATATGGATACCATAAAACGATTGAAAACTTTAATAAGTTTAAGTATCGCAACGAAAAAATGAATGTCGTTAAAAACGACAAGGCTTCTCCAATTCAAATGTTCTACATGGAGCCTGAGTGGTATAACTTCAAAACGATGACAAGTTTTCGTTCCCCTGAATTCCAAAAGTTCCATGATCACCAGTATAAAATCTATGGAACATACCTTGAGGCAACCCGCGTTTGGTCTCATTGGATTGAGGCGATGAAGCAAGTTGATGAAATTTGGGTCGGTAATAAATTTTCTGTAGATGCAATTAAGAATTCCGGCATTGAAACACCTGTGTATATTTTTGAATTGGGTTTAGATAAGATTTGGCAACCATACAAAAGAAAAGATACAGGCGTTGTCAGATTTCTTCATGTTGATTCAGGCAGTCCAAGAAAACGAGCTGACCTTGTAGAAAAAGCTTTTACTACTATTTTTGGAGACAGAAATGATGTTCAATTAACATTAAAATATCATTCTCATGAAGGCGATTCTGGTGGAAAATCTAATGTTGTAAAACTGTATAAAACATTAAGCACTGAAGAGATGGTAAAGCTTTATCAGGATCACGATGTTCTTTTGTACCCAAGTGAGGGCGAAGGATTTGGTCTAATACCACTTCAGGCAATGGCTACAGGTATGCCTGTGATATCAACAGGGGTTTGGTGTGATTATGAAAGATTTTTCAACTCAAATATTATTGATTCAACCATGGGTAAAACTCAACATACCGGGTATTTTGAAGGCGAAGTTGTGCTTCCAGATTTTGATTCGCTTGTTTCGCTTATTAAAAAAGTATACGACGATATTGATGCGCAAAAAAAGTTTTTTTATGATCAAGCTCCTCTTGTCATTGAAGAGTATGATTGGAAAAATAAAACAGATAAGGTTCTTAATGCTCTCATAAAAAGAGTCGGCATAAAAAAATTTAATCCCATCAAAAAGTATGTTGTTGTAAAAGACTTCATCTACTTTAAAGGCAACAACCGCTATATAGCCCCAGATGGATCTATGTTTGATTCAGAAAATAGAATTAGAGAGATTGATAAGAAAGTTGCTGACAGCTTGGTGTATAATAAATCTTTTAGAAAAGCAACAGACGATGAGATAAGGGCGTTTAATGAAAAGAACTGAGAAGGAAGAAGCAAAAAGAGATGGCGCAAGAACCGTTAAGAATTCAGGAAGGGGTTTTAGAAAAGGTGATGCGACAATGAATAAATTTTTGTTAGATTACAAACATAATGGTAAAAGTTTTACTTTGACTCAAAAATTTTGGAAGAAATTTAGTAAAGATGCTTGGAATAATAATTACAAATATCCATGCATATCAGTGGTTATGGGTGATGATTCGGAAACAAAAGTTGCAATAATAGATTGGGAAGTTTTTAAAGATTTAATAAAAGGAAGCGAATATGAATAGAGTATCTATATACGCCGACAAGCTTTCATCCTGGGCAGCAATTGGTGTTCATTTCAATTGGGATGACGGAATATATTTTGGTTTCTATGTGCTAAGATGGTCGATCGGAATTCAAATTAGAAAGGGTATCTGATGCCAGATATCATTATTAATAAAGACATCATTGCCGAACAGATGGGGGATAAATCAGAAGAGTTCATAGAATGCATCCGGGTCGTGCAGGATATTATTGAAAATCCAGATCACTATCTTGGTACTCAGGCTATAAAGTATGCAAATATTCTTGCCGCCTATAGAACGCTAATGATTGTTAAATCACAGGCTTTCAAGAGAAAATCTGCGATTATGAGTGATCAAGATAAGTTTGTTAATGATATTTGGAAAACAATGTACGAGGCTCTAACAGAAAATATAAATGCACTAAAAATTGCCGGAAAGGGCGGTTATAACCAATGAAATCATTAAAACAGTTGAGAAAACCAAAAGAGACAGTGATTGTTCAATCCCAGTCGCCAGCTGATTTAGAGCAGACTTTAAATAAAGCAATAGATGAGCAACTGCTTAAAAAGAATGCGACTACCTATAAAAAGGTCAGTGGATTCCATCCTAGTTATACAAATCAATGCTCAAGATATTGGTATTATTTATTTGAAGGAGTAGAGGTAACACCCGATTTTAGTCCACAAACGCTTAGAATATTTGATAATGGTCATGCTGTTCATAGTCGTTTGTACAATTACTTTAGAGATATGGGTATTCTTGTAGATGAAGAAATACCAGTTACTTATGCTGATCCGCCAATTGAGGGCACAGCAGATGGTATCATTAATTGGTACGGAGATAAGTTAATAGAGTTAAAGTCTATTAGCTCCGAAGGATTCCATTATAGACAAATTTACAAAAAACCAAAAGATGAACACTATCGCCAAGCGCAGATATACATGCAATGTCTTGACCTTGATGGTGGTTTCGTTATTTATGAAAACAAAAACAATCAAGAGATACTTCCAATTTATATAGAAAAAGATCAGGATTTTATAAATAAATTATTCAAAAAGTACAGAGAGTATTATGGAAACTTTGTGAGACAAAGTATTCCAGACAGACCATACAAGAGGACATCTAAGAATTGCTCGTCTTGTGATTTGGCTGCTTTATGCTGGGGAGATAGTGAGTAGTGGTGTTTCTAGAGTTTGCAAAAACAACGAGTGTAAGAAAAAGTTTGAAGCAAAAGTCTACAACAGTATATATTGTTCTGCAGAATGTAGAAGGATAGTTACTAATAAAAAGCTACTAGCCAATTATTACGAAAAAAAACGTAATAAAGGTAAGAAGAGAACTTGTTCAACTGAAAATTGTACAACGATACTTTCTAGGTATAACAAGGAAGATATATGCGAAAGGTGCAAAGACGAAAGGCTAATACAAAGACTAGTAAGTTGGGGCTGGGACGAAGCAAAGCTCCGAAGAGAAAAAATGTGAGTATTAAATCTATTGCTAATACTAACTTTACAAAAGTTCTTTCAATTGATCCATCATCACACTCTCTTGGTTGGGCTGTTATAGAGATCGGATTAAAACAACCTCGATTGATAAAATGCGGAAAAATAAAATTCCCCAAGTCCCCGGAAATGCATATTAAATTTCAAGCAATAAATGATGGGTTGGCTGAGATATGTAAAGAGTACAAGCCAAATCATTGCGTAATAGAGCAATCAGTATATATTCAAAATTTTCAAACCAGCAGGGTGATTTCTTACATCATAGGTTACTCATGGGGTATTGCTCAGGGTTATTGCTCAAAAGTTATAGATATAAATCCAATGATATGGAAGCGTGGAGTAGGCTATAAAAATCTTTCTAAAGACGATAAAGAATATTTGCTAACAGAAGCAAGTCGAAAAAAAGAAAGGAAAGATAGGGTTAGAGATATCATCACTGGTTATTTTGAAATGCTTGATGATGACTTGAAAGATGATGATATTGTTGACGCAATCGGTATTGGTCTATGGTATTATTTAATGTTGAGGAAAGATGGCACTAGAACCGTACAAAGATAAAAGCTGGCTTTATGAGCATTATGTTCGTAAGAGAATGAATCTTACTGACATTGTAAAACTTTTAAAGCAAACTTATAACATGGAAATAACACCACAGGGCTTGTATAACTGGTGTGAAAAATACGATCTCCTTAGATTTAGAGGCAAGGGTCGAAATCTTGCATCTACAGCTAAGCGTAGACCGCAATCTCCAATGCAAAAGCAAGTAGAGCAGAGAAAGCGGCAGAAAAGAAAAGAAATACAACAAAAAAAGAAAGGTCTTAAAAGAAGATAATGCAGAGAAAAGTGGCATTAACTGATATTGCAATTTTTGGTGAACTTGATATGTTGTACAATCAAGTTCGTGTTCTTGAAGCAAAGCAAAATGAAACTCAATACAAATGTCTTGGCTCTGGCAAATGTTGTAAAATTGGCATCACCATTCATATGGCTGAGTGTGCGAATATTGCATACAATTTAAATAAACAATACTATCTTCACCTAGAAAATAAAGGCGAGCAATTTGCAAAAGAGTGGTTTGATAGCGTTGTATCTTCTCTAAAGGAGGCAATGAATGACACTAGTTGGGAGTTTGGCGGTGAGACAGAGAGATGGTGTGCATTCTATAAAAATGGTTGCTCTATTTATGGATATAGACCAATGGTGTGTAGAAGTTTTGGAACAATAGCCGGTGTTGATGATTACTGTCCACGAATTAGGAATGCTTATGGCAATATAGATTTTTACGCCGGTGAGCCAGTTGAAGATCTTGTTAGGCAATTTCAATTTTTAATGAAGAAGTACGCTAAAGATAAAGATTCAAATTACGATGTAGTTGTTTATATGCCATTAGGTGTTCTTAGCTTTTTAATTTCAACAGAGGAATTAGAAGAATTGGCTAAAAACACAGATGACAAAATGTGGAGAGCCGTTCAGGGATGGTACAACTACAGAGTTGAGTACACGAAGGTGCATGGTTTGCCACTGCCAAGGCTTAAAGAAGAAGCTGCAGCTGCTGGTGGTGTAATTGGATTTAACATAGATGAAAATACAGTGGACAACAGCGATAGTACCCAATAAATCAGAAGGATACTCAGATGCAGCTGGGTATTTAAAAAATAATCTTAAAAAAGATTTTTCTATTATTGAGCACAATGCAACCAGCCCGGTCGAAGAGGATTCGGCTGAGGTTGGCAAATTAGCTAGCATGGGTATTGGAATATTGTATGAAAAATCTGAAAAAGATGCTGACATTTATATCCATAATGCATTGCCAATTCTGTTTAATAAAAAAAATGGCTACAATGTTTGCTTCACATACTGGGAGACATCTAGGATTCCTTATCAATGGCTAGATGCATTAAA